TGTGCCTCTTCCTTAGAAAAATTTACTCTAGCCTTCATAATTAATCACTCCTTCCGATTACGCTGTTACATCAACGTCTATAATCTTTACATCGTACATTTCTCTCTTGTAGCCATAAGTGCCAGCAGTAGTTATAAGAGTACCACCACTAATTCTCTTACGCATAATCTGTCCAATAATAACGCCGCTTTCAGGTTTAGTGGTTGCCGCTACGAGCTTACCAGTTGTAGTATCAATAGTTACATAAACAGGTGTTGTTTTAAAATCAGTTACACCAGTTACAACAGACTGAGTAGCAGAAGTAAAACCATCAATAGAGAAAGACATTTCATCATTCTTTCTTATTACTCTGGCTCTGAATCTTACACCAGCCTCAATAATAAACTTATCCTTTCTCTGGTTTGTCTTCTTACAAGTATCTACATCCCAAGCAGGATTATCAGCAACAACAACATCACCAATCTTCAAACCTGACTTTGTGCCAGCTACAAAATTGTATGTAACTGCTTCACCAGTTGCAAGACCATTGAGATAACCGAAAGTACCATTCTCAGTATTGGTAGCTGCTACTGCATCAAAAATTCTTTCAGCAAACTTTGTAGTTGCCATATTAGTGCTCTCAAAAACGGTATAAGCCATATTAATTCCTCCAATCAATTATTATCTATTAACAGGAATGTCGCCATACTTGGTAGCAACATAACCTTGTCTATCATTATCATCGTCCTGTGTATCAGGTATTCCTATAACAGTATTCTTAGTTTGCTTGTTAAAGTTAACACCCTTGTTCTTTCTGAACAGAATTACAGAACACTTCTGTTCAATCTCGTCTACTGAATAATCAGCCTTGTTATCTTTTATAGCAGAAAATTCCTCACAATCAGACAAGGCAGATTCAAACTGTGCAAGCATTTCATCTTTCTTTACACAAAGTTCTTCATCAGCTTTCTTCTGTGCTGCTGCTACAAATTCCTCATACTTAGGTTTAAGTTCATCAAGTTCAGCCTTTGCCTCTGTATAATTTGTTTCAGCTACCTCTTTTGCAGATATGGCTTCATCCTTTTCTGCAATTGCGTTATTCATTGAAGCCTCTGCTGCCGATACTTTTTCAAATGCAACATTTTCAATCTCAAAAACACAATCACCAAAATTTACAGTGCCATCAATATCGGTAGCATCACCAGAATAATCTTCAAATACAATCTTCTTTCTTGTAGCAGTTTCAAAATTAATAACAGGCTTGTCTCCATCCATAGAATATTTAAGTCCGTAATAATTCCAATTATTGCTTCTATCCATTACAATTACTTCATCGTTCTGTATATCAACAAGAGTATAGCGAGAAACTTCATCGCCCCATCTGTCTTTGATTTTCTCAAAGTCTTTCACAATATTGGAAATATCATTAAATTGACTCATAACAGAAAAATTTTCCTTAGACATTTTTTCATTACCTCCTACCTTATTTTTTTGTTCTTTCATTATTTTTTCAAACAATGAATATTTATCACTAATTTCACTTTGAATATTTTTTACAAAATCATTCATTGTAAAATTAACAACTTCAACTGTTGAATTAATCATTGCGGGTTCATACGAATTACCAAGAATACAGCTTGCCCTAAACGAAAATCTAGTCATTACAAAATTTCCATTATCATCTTCATAACCATCATAAGAATTTTCGTCTTTCTGAAACAATTCCATAGATTGACTTTTAATTCCATCTCTCTGAATAATGTCATAGCTGTCCTCAAACATATTCCACATAATGCCCTCAACAACTAAAAATGTTCTTGTTTCTCCATCATCACAAAGTCGTTCTTCGTAATGAGCATTGTTTTCATCTTCTGAAAGAATAACACCATAAGCTGAACCTTTGTATTTTTGTCTTACTCCTTTATCGTCTTTAGTAATAACAAAACGATGGTCAGAATAATCATTTTCTCCTGTAGTTTTATCTTTCTCAATAAATCCTACTATTGGACAATAAGCCAAACTAGGAATAGCTGCATCTACAACTTCTTTGTTAAAAATGCAACCATTAAAGTTTAACCCTAAATGCATAAGGTATATTTTAACTTTTGTTATTCTCTCGTCTGTATCAGATAGTTCATAATTTGCAATTTTTTCAACCAGAACAGGCAACGATACACCATTTTTCTTAGCCATAATTCATCACCACCTATCCGTCATTTTTATCTCCATCTGCTGTCTTTTCCCCCTCGTCACTAAGTAACTCTCCTTTATCACTATTAGTAGGTCTTCCTGCTTCTCCATCGGAAGAAGAATTAAAAGCAGATGATAGCTGTACAAAATTATTTTGAAAATCAAAAATATCTTTGTGCAAAATAAAAGACCCCATTGTACGACTTGGAGTCATACCCAATGAAGCCAACCATTTATCGACAACTGTAGCACCCAAAGAAATCGCTTCTTTGTATCGTTTGCTAACAGCATCACGATTAAATATTGTAATATCAAGCAAAGTAAACGCAAATTTATAAGTTGAGTTATTATATTTTTTTAACTTAATATACCGATTACACCAACGCTCAAATTGACGATATATGTTATATATAAATCCCGCATCGTTCTCAACAGACAAAGTTAAAGCGGTACTTGTCGAAGCACCATTGAACAAATCTTTAGGAATACCAGCCGAATTATATAATTCGCTTACACCATCAGAAACATTATTCGTTGTATTATTTGAGTCTTTAAAACTAATAGCTTCACCGTTTGAACCCAATGTATAAATCAATCCTACATCATCAGATAAACTTTCTTTGTTGATATCAGAAAAAATACTAAGAAGCTCAGGAGAAAGCAATGGCTTATCTACTGTAGATTCATCAATAGGAACTTTAATCATAATCGCTTTATAATTGTCTGTTCTGGCAGACTGCAATTTAAGTTTCTTATATATATCTAAATCCAAAATATCTTTTATCATACCAATCATTAAAGGATAAGGATAAGTCCATTGAGAATTAAACTTCACACATATTTGTTTATCAGCAGGAGGCAGATACCATTTACCTATTTTCCCATCTTCAAAATCTAAATATGCCTGTTGAACATAATCAGGATAAGCGGAAAGGTTTTTAGCTTTAATAGCCGCTAAGTTGATATCAAAATTATATAAACCATCTTGAACCTGATAAAGTCTACAAACCTTATAATCTATTTCTTGAAAAAAGAAATCTGTGTTATTAGTATTTTCGACAGTAAGTCCACAATATATATCTTGATATGGCAACACTTTCATTATCTTTGAAAACTCATGTTTTAAATTCATATTTTCAAAACGAGTAGCAAGTTTAGCATAAACATTTTTTAAAGTGTCTACCTTTAACTTATCGCTGTTTACATCATATAAATCTATCCACCAACAAAAAAGTGCCATATTACTATAGTACATACACAATCTATAATAGTGGGGTGAAATGTGCATCAGATACTTAGATAGTTCTAACAACATTCTCCAATGTCTAACAGGATGGTGCATTGCATGAACAGCATCTTCCAAGCTAATATGCCCTATATATCCAGTGTCCAATATCTGTGTCTTGGAACATAAATCACTAACCATCAATCTTTTAAATGCAGTACGGTCTATATTCCCTGTTTTTAGAGACTCTAAAAAATTATAATTATCTTTTTCATATTGCTGTTTATTATATATCACTTGATTTTTAGTCTTGTTCTTTTTTGAGTTCAAAGCCATCACCTCCTATTAGTACATATTGGGTCTTCTGTTTAATTTTTGATATGCTTTTGCCATATCAGTTATATCTCTTTCAGTCTTAGGTTTCCTCAATATGCTGATTTCAAGTTGGTTCATTATATAATAATTATACGCAAGTGAACTATATCGGTCTTTTCTCGCCCCTGATAGTTCGTAAATTCTTATATTAGTACCCTTAATTTCATGCTGTAGTCTAATCAATTCATATACTAAAAACGTTGTTTCAATATAAGGGAGTTTATATTTTACTTGTTTGTCAGCAATCATTTTGTTATAACCCTTAATCTGAGTTCTCAATTTTTCTTCAATTTCCAATTCAGAAACCAAAAGATTTATATTATTATTTTTAAAAGCAGAACGAAGTAAAGTACATATCTTAGTATTGAACATTTCACTTGCCTTGATAGGGTGTATAACTTGTGGTGCTTTATCAACAGGACAACGTTCTATCATAGCTTTATCGTTACAGGTTAGTCTACTTATACCTAATGCTGGATATACCTTACCTAATTCATCATCGTACATATCTTGTACTAACAAATCGAACACACCCTGTCCTGCACCAGCAGCATCTATTACCAAATCTGTGCATTTATAAGCATCAAATAATCTTCTTACTTTTAATGCCAACTTATTTGTCAATAGTCCTTCATGGGATTCAAGATACACAATGTTTGCTGTATATGTATTTTTATTTGTAGGGATAGCATCGTTAATAATAATCGAACTTGCATCGTTTTTGTGTTTCTTAGAAGCCATAAGTGCTATGTCCACAGATAATATTCTTCTTTCATTAGTAAGCAAATCTTGTACCTTGGAAAATTGTTTATCATATTGGTCAGGTGGGTATAATGCTGTTTGTAATTTTCTACAATTAGTAACTGTTTCAGAACTAAAGAAACTTTCTTCGCCATCACCTATTGGCAAACAACACATTTCCATAGAGAATGTCATTTCATCAAAATCTGACTCTGACATTTCATCTTCAATTTCTACTCTTTTTTTCAAGCCTTCTTTAATAGCCATTTGATAAGGTATAGCACAAACAAAATATCCAGGTCTACCACCCAATAAATTAACTGTATATGCTTTAGATTTTTCATAACTCCAATGAGATTTAAACCAAGCAGAACTCATATATATCTCGATATTAGTTTCAAGATATTCTTCTTTGTCTTTGTATTCAGGCAAATTCAAATAAGCTGGTTGTCTAGGATTACCCATGAATCTTTTAAGAACTGTTTGAATGGTATTTTTATCAACCATACGAAATTCATCGATGACAAGAATATTTGCTCGATTTCCTCTAGCACTGTCGGATGCGGTTACAACCTTAATCCATGAACCATTATGGAATATTATTTCTGCTTTGTTTGTACCGACACTTGATTTTGTCATATCAATTTCTCTACGAAGATTGTCAGAACCCCAACTATATCTAACACAAAAATCGGTTAGTATTTTTTCTAAAACTTCATTAGCTTGTCCTCTTGTTCCAGAGGCAATACATATTTTTGTACCTGGGAATAAAATACAACGTACAACACAAAACAAAGCCGTTAGCCATGTTTTACCGATAGACCTCGCAGCCCAAAATAAAAAATGATTATTGTGCATCATTGCATAAATCAAAAATTTTTGGAATGTTTTTAATGTAATATTGAGGTAGTCTTTTACAAATCTTTGAGGATTACAGCGATAGAAACCACACCATGCAGCGATACCGTCCATAATACGCTGTGACTTCTTGTTAGCAATTTCTTTTTCTGATAACTTAGCAGTCTGTATCATAAAATCACTCCTCATCAATTAAAGAGGAACTACCAAAAATTGCATCAAATAAAACCTCGTTGTTTTCTTCGTCTTTGTATTCAGGTCGTTGAACAGTATATTTTTTTATATATCTATCATAAAGCCTAGATAAACCATTCTTTAATCCCATGACTTTTGCTAAATGCCCCTTAAAGAAAACATCCAACATTAAACCCAATTTATCTACATCTTTTAATTCTTCATCAGGTTCAGGTATCGGTCTTGTTTGTTCCCATTTATCTATCAAAGTACCAAACGTTTGAGCTTCTGATACAGTTTCACCTTTATTTTGCTTTGGTTGCAATTTAGCAGCTTCAAGCTGTTTAAGATAAGTAGCATTGATATCTTTGGTATCTTCACCTAGTCTTTGTGCTTTCAGAAGATTTAATTGAGTAAAGCAAATCTGTTTGAACATCTCTTCCTGAGATTTGGTTTGACATTCATGTCTTGTAACCCAATCATCATATTGTTCTTGTAAAAATACATAATCATCACTTGTAAATCCTGTTCCAAAAAATGAAGTAGCTTTACTAATTGTGTTAAGTCTTTTTACATCGTCATCATTAATTGAAGATTGCTTTTCTTCCTGTATTTCTTTTTTAGTTTTATCAAGTTCTTCTTTAAGTGTTGAATTATAATTTTTCTTTCTATACTGCACTAAGTTCATTTGACGTAAATAAAAGAGAACTAAACTATAATCATCATCATTATCTCCAAATCCATCTCTCAAACTTAATTCTCTTGATGCAGCTTCAAACACTTTGTCACTATAATAATAATCAAAAGCCATACAAAATCTCTGCATGGCTTTGCTATATGGATTGGCACACTTCTGCTTTTTATAATCGTCAACATAATTTTCGTAAATATCTACAATACAATCTTGACAATAAGGAAGTCTACCTATCTTTTTATAAATTATGCTATTATTTTTATAAGATTTTTCAGTGTTATCTAATTCTTTTCCACAGCACAAGCAGTGTAAAACTGGTGAATTAGATTTTGATTTTTGGAGTTCATCTATTTTAGTTACAGTGTTTTCAGTATTATTCTCATACACTATTTGTTTTCTTCTTCCCACATTTTACACCACCTTTGTAAGTAATTATATTTTAATTGGAGTATACAGAATATCAGTCAACCCATCTTCGATATCAAATACAAAAGTTTTACATTGTCTTTTTGAAGAATAGCCCTTATCTGTTGACCATTTTGATTTTGCGCTAATAGTTGGCAATCTCTGTATTCTCATATTATATTTTTCCATAATAACATTTTCAGAATGTAAATGTTGCAAGAAAACTTCTGTTGTGTCAATGCTAGACCAATATTCTCTTGCTTCGTCTGCAATAAGCATCGGTAGTGTTTTTACGTCAGCATCGTGTGCAAAACACAACAGTGTCTTACCAAACTTATAATATTTTCTTGCCAAAGGTGAATAATCAACATTTACAGATTCATCATTCCGATACCATGCATCAATATATTTTGCTAATTTGAATCCAGTTTGTTCGTCATGGTTTCCAGGTACATAAATAACCCTAACCTTTGCCTTCGCCCTTAAAACATCAATTGCTTTAATCGTCATAGCACAAAGTCTCTCGTAAGCATCATAATAATGAGTGTCATTATTCTGTGGAGTGCCTTTTGTAGTTGTACCTGACAAACTATCTCCGTTTAACATATCGCCGCCAATAGTAAAAACTATTTCTTCAAAATTATAAGTTTGGGTTCTTGTCAAAATATCTTCAATTACATAGAAAAATAATTTCTCTGCAATATCACAATTATATTCGTTTCCAGTTGTCATCATAGTGGACTGTAAATTTAAATGCAAATCCGCTATGTTAATTAACAGCAGTTTATCTCCTTGTAAATAGTCATATCTTTCTTTGATTTTGGGTAATGAATAATTTCTATCAAGTCGATTAAAGAAGTCTTCAATTTTCTTTAAAGACACACCATCTTCTTTAATTGGTTTGGCAGTTAGAAAACTAGCATATAAAGTAACTACACCATCATCTCTACTAATAGCCTGTCTTATATTGTTTCTCACACTAACAATTTCCCAAGCATCTGTATCAAATCCGTGAGCCTTTAAAAGATACTCAGGGTCTTTACTTTCATGTTCATTCATAGCAAGCAATCTCTTACTGGAATATGTGCCATCTTTATTAATTGACACTTCACTATTATTAACTATATTTTGAACTTCTGTTGTCTGTTCGTTTTTATCCAATGTTTTATAATACTCAGCAACAAAAGCTCCACCAAAAATAGTACCATTTGCTTTGCGTAATGTTACAGAAGATACAGGCAAATTATACACATCAACAATTTCTTGCCAATCAATGTCTTCAATTTCATTTTTCTTATTAAGAATAGTCTGCAAACATTTTTCATATTGTTCTTTTGTCAACCCATTCTGATTTATTTCTTGCATTATATCCATATTTGTATCACCTTTCCGATTAATATATTCTTCTTGTATTGCGAGAGAGTAGAATTGAACTACTGCCCTAGCCTTATGAGGGCTATGTGCTACCTTTACACCACTCCGCATATACGAAAGGCAAGATTTTACTTGCATCTACCTTGTAATTCATACATTGGTTGTTTTAATTAAACTACTTTCGTGAACTGGCGGGGACAGCAAGACTCGAACTTGCGACAAATCGGTTAACAGCCGATTGCTCTGACCAACTGAGCTATATCCCCAAATGGGCTACTGTGTGTAGGTAGCCCAACAAGAAAGGTGTAAAATATAGATACTATAACAAAAGACTGTCACTATTGCAACAGTCTAATGCTTTTATATATAACAGGCAAAGCTGTATATATCAATGTTTAGTTATACTATCAACAAAGCCACGAGAGAACTCTGCTTTTGGCTTAATATATGATGTGTATTTTTGTTTTTTCCCTTTAAAATTATTAATCTTAATTCTTTCAGGTATGTACTTGGCTTTTATTGAAATTCCTTTGAAGATGTTAACAACTACCATAATCTTATTGTTTGCTTCATACAAATAATCCTTTATAGTATTTTCTACCGCTTCAAATACAATCTCAACAATATGTTTAGTACAATTAGTTACGCTAAGAAGTTTGAATAATTCTATGCTTTGTCTTTCTGACAATACTACGCCAGATTTTTTTATTTGCTTAATTATCTCTTGTATAATTTCACGATTTGATTTCTCAGTTACAGATTGTATACAATCAGAACGTTTAACTTTCATTTGATTATTTTCCACATAAATTACTCCTTCCTTATAGTCGCAAATTGATATCTCTAATATAGGGTATTTTTTTATTGGTCTTTTTTTTATCCCCTATATTAGAGTATTTTTTAATGCTTACATTTATCACATTTACAACTTCTACTTTTAATATCTACTTCTATCCATTCGCCACACACAGAACATTGAACTTCTTTTGTAGCTTTTTTCTTCCATTGTTTAAGATTTTCCAAAAGAATATCTCCATAACAATTCCACAGAATCCCTTTATTTTTATTGTCAGTACGATATAAATACTCTGTTAGTATATCTGCTATCTCTATATCAGAATATCCTGTTTTTGATAATCTATTTTTGACTATCTGAATCATTTCTTTATGTCGTACATATTCTCTTAATCGAGCATTAGTCCAACTACTTCTTGGAGAACCGCCTTCAATCATTTCTTTAAACTTATATCCATACTCTTTTACAAGCTCTGTATATTCTTTAAGAACAGGATTCGTTTCTTCATCTACATAACACAACATATCATGCAGCAACAAAGTGTAGTCAGGCTTTTCCAATCTTCTAGTTTTGCCTTTTTGATTAACATATTTATGATTAATCCTTGGACTAGGAATTATATAGTTAAGTTTGTTTACAAAACTTTTATTAATCGTTTCAACTTGGTCTTCCGTTTTGTCTTTGGCGTAAACAAAGAAGTGAGGAAGTTTAAGTTTAGTAAATTCTTTAATGTCTTCTTTGACTTCCCTAGGATATTCAGGCTTGTATAAAGTCTTAGCGTACTTTTATACCCTTGCTTTCGCAATACTTTAACACTTATTTAAAAGTGGGAATAGACTATATCATTACCCTATGTAATTTCATAGGCTTACTTTCGTAAGGGGTTTCCGTAGTTGGCACTTCGATTTAAGGGGTTCTCACCCACTGAGAATTTCACTCAGCCCTACTCCTATTGTGTATTTCAACACCAAAGGGATAGTCGTTTAACTTTATTTATTATATATAATAAATCTTAGCACAGGATTATCATGTATTCGTTTTCGTTTATTCGTTTTAATTAAATATTAAATTATGTCTCATTAACAATCTATGAATTACGTTGATTGGTCTGTTGTACTTTGCTGATAAATACTCAATAGACTTTTTGTTATTGACATATAAATCACAAAGCTCTTGAACTTCCTGTTTCGTTAATCGTTGTGATTTTTTACGATTCTTGTACCATGTTTCCCAACCATCAACAATTACAAAATCCCAAGTATTATTAGACATAATCCCATTAACTATTTTATAACTAATACACATTTCTTTGGAAATAGTTGAAGCCTTTTCTCCGTTCATCAACTTTATCTTTATAAGTTTTGCAATATTCTCATTAATTATTGTTGTACGCTTATATCTAGTATATTTTTGACCTTTTCGAGATTCTGACATTTTCTTCTTAGTTATTTCCGAATGTGTTCTTCCTGTCATGTGTATTTTATTTTTTTCGCCTATAATCTTTTTTGTATCTTCTGACATCATTCTACCTATGCCGCCATCACCTCCTGCAAGAATATTATAAGATAAATTATTTCTACGATATTTTGAAATATAATATTTTTCTTTTTCATTATATACATCGTCAGTCCAATTGTCTGAACATTCTACAACACTAAATTTAAAACATCTTTCGCCATACTTATTATACGCACGTTGTAAATGAAGATTATCGTGTGTACCTTGTCTTAGTTTCCAATCGTGGAGTTGGTATCTTTTGTAAAATGGTTGTTTTGTTTTTCCTATATAAACTTTATGATTTATGATATTTTCAATCATATAAATACCGCAAAAATTTCTACCATACTTAGCTCTTTCAATAAACTCTATCATTTTTTCACCCCCTTTGCTATTTATTAAAAACGAATATTTAGAAACGAATATTTAGACTTTCCCTGTTAGCACAATCTCTATTTGCCATTTCCTGCAAATCCTAATCGTAGATTGTACACCCTACATTTGTAGGTTCACCAACTTGTTCGACATACGTTACCGTATGAAGTGACTACTTATTTAATCAATAACGAAATTGTTCATACAACACAATCGTTTAATACAATTAATTGCGTGTTGTTTTTCTTCATGCGACCCTGAAATAAAAATCTCACTATTCCAAATTTTAGATATATTATTACTAAACTGACCAATGTTACCGCCAGTAAATGCAACAGTAAGGTTATCGTAAATCTTATCTATACTAATTTGTATCGCAGGAGCTTTAGCCATATCATAATACAGTGGAACAATATCAAATTTACTAATATTACGTTTAGCAACTTCAATAATAGTTTTATCTGATATTATAAGACATTTATCTCCATCAACATCTGCTTGAATTATTTTTGTAATCAAATCAAAACTGCTAGTATACACAGCATTTGTCACAAACCATTTTCTGATTGCTAATTGTTTTTCATTACTGTTGGCAGCCATGTTGTTTCTAATTGCGTGTTCCATAAACAAATGTGGCGAACGCAAACAATCAAGTTCTTCGTTTTGTCTGAACAACCAACAAAAAACTTCTCCGTTGCCAAGCAATCCCTTTGGAGTTTCTATTCCTTGAAACCAATGCTCGCAAGCTGCATACAAATCAGGCAAAATAAAAGTGTACTTACCGTCAACTTGTAACTTACCAGCTTTATATCTTTTAATTAAGCTATTCTTAATATCACGCAACTTAGCACGAATATAACTGTCATTTAACAATTCAGGATATATTTGAATTGCCTGTTGTAAAGCTGTCATATCTTCGGTAGCAACGTATGGGCTAATACCTAATATTTTTTTAACTCTATCTATCGAGGTACACATCTCAGTCAAATTATCAATTGAATTATACGCTATATTGTATATTTCATCATCAGTAATATCAGTTAAGCTCTGTAACATTTGATAATTAATTGTAGCATTTTTTATCCTATCTTCTTCTGGATTGGTAAATCCTGCATGACAATTAAACTGTTTAAAATAGCATTGATATTGTTCCCAATTATCATAATACTTATAAAGTTTAAACTGACTCTTTGTAAAAATAACTTGTATGTCTTCTTTGATAACATCATGCTCTACTCCATATATGTCTTTAATCACAGAAGAACATCCCTTGTCCTGTATAAAAGATATAAAATCGAACACTCCTAGCAATCCTTTAACCCAAGGTAATCTAACCATTTTATTTTTTTGTTTAACTCCAAATGCATTTGGCAAAATCATTCCGCAGCCATCAGTATGAGGAATAGGCACATAGCCTGACGTTCTGGTAATTGAAAAATCTTTTTCATTTACAAAATCATAATTTCCAAAAACATTTGTTTCAAAGTCATCAATAACTATGGTCTTGTTAATATCAAATTCTTGCCATCTGTCGGTCGCTGAATTATTTAAAGCAGTATAAGCCAAAAACTTATTAGAATTAATACCACCTTTGTTATTTATTAAATCAACAGATAAACCACACATCATAGTCTTTTCTATATGTTGCCATGTACTCTCTTTAATGAACACTACTTTTTTGGTTCGTATCTGTCCTGCCGAAGCCGTCAGAAATATATACTTATTTTTATTAAAGAAAAATCCATTATTAATTATATCTCTAAGAATATCAAAGTAATAAACCTGTATTACAATTATTTCGTCAGATAAATTATTTGGTTGCAATCTTATGGTTCTGGTAAGCTCCGATTCAAATACAGAAATAACTTCTTTCTTTGAAACATTATTTTCTATAAGATTTCTTTGATGATGTCTTCCATTAGTAGCAATATTAAATTCAGCCTTACGTTTAAGTAAATCTAAAAGTTCTTCTTTACTTTGTTTAATTAAAACAAGTTTATGCTCTATCAGTTCTTTGATTAATTTATATCTATTAGCTAATTGTATTATCAAATCAAAATCATTGTTATCTTGAAATTTTTCATAAGCAAATTCATCGTTAAGAATTGCTTTTAAATCAGCGTCAGACAAACCATACGATACTAATTGTTTTTCAATTTCTTTATATCCAACTATAGTTCGTTTTGATTTGTTTTTCAGTTTTAATGTTGCCCCATTAATTAATTGATTTCGTTCTACTCTAATCTTATGGTTCTTTCTATGTAACTGTTCTTCGTATTTAGAATAAAAGTTACCAGTATCACAGCTATATATTTGTATCTGAGTATCAAGCAACTATATCACACCTTTCTTTTTGACTTTGCGTATGTAACTTTAGACTATTTATTTAAAAAATAATCATTCATCATATATTCCGAAGTCTTCTAAATAATCAAAATAATCAGCCACATGATTTCTAAAATTAGAACCACCCTTAAAACCACCTAGCTCCGAACTAAATGTTCTTGTATCTGGTGGAGGAAGAAAGTCTTTTTCAGATAAAACAATTATGTTATTCGCTTTCTTCTTATCCCGCTGATTCTTATTATTATGCTGTTTCATTCGTATCACCTCCTGCTTTAAGTATACATCTCTCTGATAAAGCCTTGTACATTTTCTTTAACTTTGATTTCTGTTTATTTATATTCATACTATAATAACCTTTGCCTGATGCAATCAGGACACCATTAATCGTATCTCTTTTATACACGTTAGAAAAAATATGAGTGACTAGATTAAATCTTCCTGAGATATATTCAAAATCTTCCGAATAAATAATTCCCAAATCATTAAGTACAAGTATTGCCTTTTGAACGGCATCATCTCCAATACCAATGTCATTAGCAATATCTCGATAAAAACAATCAAACGCTTCTATATAATCTGTACCAACGTTATTGATAGGAATACGCAATCTAAGATACGCAAGAACAAGCATAACATTTGCCTTGTTGACTATTTTGTACTTATCTGATTGATAATGAATTATCTTGTCTATTTCATCAGGGAATATCTTTGCAAAATGTACTTCCGTAGGAAGCTCATTAAAATCAGCCTTAAATTGATTGTATTTTATTCTTTTAGGATTTTCGATTATTTTATTGTCAATAAATGCTTCAATTGTTTCAGTCACTCGTTTGTAACAATTATTCTTCCTTGACCTTGACAGTGGGTTTCTTCCTAGCCAACGACATATCAAACCATATTCATATTGTACTTGTGAATTGTATTTCATTTTTAATTCAGAATTAGCATCCCAATTTATCCACTCAAATGGTTGTATTATTGGTACTATTGTTGAGTTCATTCTAAGCCAACAATAGATTGCAATTCGTTCTGGCTGCATTTTTTTATTAACAATAAAATTTTGTGGAATATTAATATATAATTTTTCTGATAATGCGAGTCTTGTTTTATCACTCATATTTTGCACCTTCTTATAACTCATAAATAGAATTAATTATGTTCTTGTATGTTCTTGGGTTACATATACAATCCACTTATAGTTTATACTTATTTGTCTTAAATGTCAATAGGTAAAAATAAAATTTACAAATTGTTAATATATATGAACGGTTTTCCTTTTAATATTTACTGTACAAAAAAATGTACATACCTTTATTGAGCATATAGATTATCACAAACATTTTATATGCAGATTAATCAATAACCCTCATTAGCGACTTTTGCACTATTGCCTACTAAATATATTTGTTCTTCCTGCATGAACCATAGCATATACTACTATACAATAGCATAAAACTACAATATTCTCCCCCACCACAATCTGGGCTTGGTCAGCATCAAAAATGGGTCGGCGTTAAACAAAAAAAGCAGCTTAAAAAGAAACAGCTTGTTAGTCCGTCAAGTTCTCTTTAAGCTAGAAGTTTTCTTCAAGAAGAAATCGGTTATCTTTAAAAGCAAAATGATAATGTTCTTAACTTGCATATACACTAACTGTCTGAAATTAATTCTAAGCCACCTAGGAGCTTCTGTATTGCGTTTTAATAGCTAGAGTAGTATCAGACCCTTACTTAAAAATAGAACGTCTTAAAACAGCCTTAGATTTGATTACAGAGCATACTAAGAAAACAACTATCAATATATTTGATTCTTACCTGAATAAAAAAGGATATTTATACTCAGGGTTGTTTGTACTCAGGAAGTTAAATTATTTTATTGTGTTATTCTTTTACTCGCTTCGCTCGTGACATTTTCATTCGCTACGCTCATTCAAATGTTGACTGCGTTCCCTTCGGTCACTTGTCAATTTTCTTTTTTACTTTTCTATTTTATCTTCGATAAAGTATTATTAGTTAAAAATCTTAGTTTCATATTTTATGAGGAAGTCATAAAGTAACTTGTATTAGAATATTTTTTTATTTAAACAAAAAATGCTAAATTGATAATACAGGTTTAGTTCGGATGAAATTCTATTTATTCTCGAAACCTCCGAATTGATTATTATATAAAATATAATTTATATTATGGTCTGTTTTTTATAGTTGAGAATAATACTTATTGACTTGATTATTCCCAGTGGTATCAAGAAGTATAAAATATAGCTTCTAAAAAGATAACATTTGTTTAGTAAGATTATGTATATAAATAATTGAGCTGAGATATTTTTTAAGGAATTATGATGATATTCTTTTAATATTAGGTGATTATTGTCTGGTAAATAATAGTTATTATTTGGTAGTATATGGAATAATTCTGACAGGATTTGGATTTTATTTGGTAGGATTTGGATTTTTTAGTGGTGATTATATGAAGTAGGTAATCGAATTAGGTGTACAAAAAATCGGTCATAAAGTTTTAAATAGCCCCATATTAAAGCATTTCATTAAATGAATGTGATATTATGTGTTTTTATCACATTCACTTATAAAGTAATTGTACTTTACATTATATCAAATTGGTATACAGCAGAGCCACTATGCTGTCAAGTATTTTTACTTTACACAATAATCATCTTTGTAAAGTCGGTATGTGATATATGTGATGTATTTGTCACTTTTAGTAAAGCTCATATTGTTATATAAAAATTTGTTAGCTTGCTAACAATTAGCAAACTAATTATCTGATATCAAAATGATATCACACATATCAAAATATACATACCTACCATATCAAAAAACACATAAACACTGTATTTGCATAATATCTCAAAATATTCATTATTTTATGCAAATACCTGGTATTGTCAACTTTATTCACAATATACGGTATACAATAGCCATGCAATAACTTTTGTCTTTGAGTCAAAAACACTTTTTACTATTTGTATTTCATTATCTTAAAAAGATGCTTATTTTTCCCGAAATTATTGCATTTTAAGTGTGTTTTAGAACATTTGTTCTTATTCTTCTGGTGTTGATACTCTACATTTAGCTCTATATTAGTATCTATCTATCATTGCAGCCATATCATGCGAACATTTGTTCTAATAATTCGCCTTTTTTATTATAATAGTATACTACATATTGTATCTATCAACTACACTAAATACTACATATAGTAATATAGATCACACCCTTTTATGCAATATATCTAACCAGAAGTACACCAAACTATATTTTTATTGACAAATTGCACAAACTCAAAAAAATCTGCAAAAACCTATTGACAAATAGTCAAAAATGCTTTATAATAAGACCATACCAAACGAAAACAGTTAGCAAGTGAAAAAAAGATTTGAAAAAATCAAAAAAACCACTTGACAAACAATAAAAAGTGTGGTATAATAAAGGCAAGTTAAGGGGATTGTACTTAACTTACAAGTATCTTGAAAATGGTAAATATCATCACTGCAAACGACTGTTTAAAAAGTCGGTTATAAATGATTTGAGTTTAGCGCAAAGAAATATTAAACAATGTGAGCAATAGAAACTATTCACAAATCGTTTACAAATAACCACTTGACAAATAGTTGAATGTGTGGTATAATAAGACCATAGCAAAAAGATATAAATTGAATATTAAAACCGCGTGAATAAGCTCTAGGTACGCTCTAAGTGTATCAATTGGCGGTACAGTGTGGGAGGTATACGAACTCCAAAACTTATTCAAAGTGCTGCATGAACGTAATAGTCCGTAATGGGATGAGGCTAGGACTTTGACGTAAATGTCCAAATCAGAGACATTGGAGGGTGTCAAAGAGTTAACAACTCTAAAAGGGCATTGTATCACATAGAGGTGTGAACGTACACGTAGTCCAGTTACGCACTAATTAGGCGGTCAGGAGTCTAAGCGGTGTGTAAGTGGTGTCTGATGCAAAAAATACTATAGGTGCAATCTATCGGGAGATAGTTACCTTTGGTTCATGACAACTTGGGTGCTAGTGAATATCGACTTATCGGGATGACAACTCGATATTTGTTAGTACTGTGGTGAAAAGTGCAGCACTCGGTCTGAAACTTCTGAAATGGTCTGATGTTATATCTAGGACAAACACTTGCTAGGTACTTACTGTGCTTGGTGGGTGTTTTGTCCTAGATAGAGTTTATCATTCTCTGTGGTGATAGGCTCTATCTAGGTCAAAAACTAGATAATAACGACTATGGAGGTATTAACCATGAAGTATATCAAAACCCATAAAGTAGGACAAGAAGAAGCATTTCTCGGAGTAATCGAAAGAAAAGCTGTTCAATCCTACAAGGCAGGACTGAACAGCTATGGAAATGCAACAACACATTGTCCTCGTAGTTCAGGGTATAAAACCCTCAGCGAGGCAGAAGAAGCATATGAGTTCTACAAGGAACTCGTTAACAATCAGTGACAAGGAGGAACTAACTATGATGACAGTAAAGAACATGACCAGCAGCGCAAGCGGCAGGAAAGTCCCTAATCAGTTCGTTATTAGGGATAACGCAACAAGCAGGACAACTTTCCAGAGTTATGACAGCATGATAGCCACTATCGACTATCAGAATAATACCATAAGTCTCGGTGAGAACTGGGATTATTCCAGAACCACTGGGAGATATCGCAATCAGTTCTTTAGCGAGCAGGGTTTTTCTGACCTTGCAAGCACAAAAGGACTGATGGAAGCTCTGAAAACAGGCAAATACAAGGACTGGACTATCATTACAGCGTGAATGGTCTGGACTTATAGATGAAAAGCCGAAACAGAGGGCGCACGCTCTCTGTCTGCATGAGATAGCGACTTATGCACTGATGATGGCAAGCTAAACGACATATAATACAATAGGAGTGTGTTATTATGGAAGTAATTGTAAGAAGAAGTCTCGAAAAAATGCCCTATGACAAGTGGGTGAAAGGACAGAATGTTCATGCGACAGGTGACGAAATTCTCCTGTCAAACGGAGAATGGCTCACAGAGTATGAGAATACCAATGGTGAGCTGTATGAATACACGGATGCAGAGGAAGTCTGCTGTGTAGATGAAAACGAAAAGTTCTTCATCGTATGGCATCAGATAGGAAACTTCGCTGTGCCTGTTTTTGCAAGTACCATTTTCTATGAGGTAGAAAATTACCTTTCGTTTGAATGGCTGGAAGCTATCGCTGAGGGTGACTATGAAGGAACTAATGAAGAAGAAGAGCTGTTTTACAGCTATTATTCTATCCAGGAGGTAGATGGCGATGATTAGATTGTTCAATTGGATTTTCCGCAAGAATACAACAACAATGGCTGCGGAAGTGGCTTATTATAGGTCACTTGCTGCCTACTACAAGTGATGGAGGATAATGTTATGGGAGAAAAGTATCACATCTACGGTGGGAAAATGCCCACCACACTGAAAATAACCAAAAGGACTGTTGATAACGCTGTTATTGACAGTCTCTTTGATTTCAGGGGGTATACAGATAGCGATAAAACCGCATTAATGCGGATTATAGATGACTGTCAGAAAAATGGCATTAAGTATACCATGAGTGGATATGTCAAGAAGCTCTACAAGGAGGTTTACGGCAATGACTAAAGCACAAATAGAAAAACTCAGACTGAAAATAGTAGCTCTGCTTACCGAATATGATGTACTCGGAGACTGCACTATTTATGCCAATGGTAAAAGATGGATATACGGCTATAAAGTCAGTGACGATGCTTACGAATTGGTACTGACTGAAAAAGTCGAGGATAACATAGATGTCAAGGAATATCTTGAATACTGCAATCCTGACACTATCAGCATAACTTTCGATGGTAGCGGATTATACGGTATTTTGAACTATGATATAGATGACAGAGGATTTGAATTTATCGAAAGATTTAATGCGCTGCTCGAAGAGTATGGGCTGTACTATGAACAGGGATTTGCATGGAGTCTGTCACTGTATGAGATATAAGGAGGAATAACTATGGATAAAACAAAGAAATATACAACAGAGTCTCTGATGGAGGCTTTAAGACCATACAACAGACCATACAACAAGCCAATAACAGCGACAGGATATTTGTCTCAGTATTCCTACAATTGGGATATCAATTACAGTAGCATACTGACTGCGCTTATACAGAGTGCAGGAAGATACTGTCATAACTATGCAAGCGACCTGTTTATAGATTGGTCTGCAATTGCCAAAAGACTAGAAAATGGTGATGACAGATACACAGATGGAGTATACGAATATCTTTTCGGAATCCGCAAAAATGGTGTTGATGGGATAACTTTTATTCTCAGTCAAGCCAATAATAACGATAGTGGATATTTTTCTCAATATTATTCGGAAATATTTAAGTTAACCGTGACAGTTAACGCTGATGATATTAAGATGGAGCTTGTTAAAGTTATGCTTTAACTTTAGATGCTGATAGCCGATACATCAGCAATGGTGTATCGTAATGAGCATTTAAGGATAATGCTTGTTTGAGACTAGGAATGGAGTGTGCTATTATGAATTTGTCAATACTCAAAAAGTCACTACATGAAGGTGATGTACTGAAAGTTATCGGGGATAATGTACTTTCTGGAAGTCTGTGCATGATGAAAATTCGTGTAACCAAAGTAACTACACGAGGATTTTACTATGTAGTCAATGACGAAGTTCGTAAAAACTCATGTTATGACTATACCATGATGAATGATGGAAAAGGTGCATACATGGAGTTCGGAAAAGCTAATACATGGGAGTTCGGCAATTATACAATGTGTACTTTATATTGCACAAAGAAAAACCATAGCTTTTGGGGAAATGAATTTTCGTTCACGATTGAAAACCCTTATGATAATGGAAGATATTAATGTTAGGAGGATAACTATGAATAACGTTATGGAAATGTTTGATAAAAGCCCAAAATACCCAAAGAAGAAAATCAGGGGAACTATTTACTATACAATGGATGAATATCATCCTGACTATTGGTACACTCTGCCTGTTTCAGACAGAGATAAGGTGCAGGAATTTTCTGATATCTATATGTTCGATGTCAACAATCCTAGGAGTATGCAGTATGGGGTTACTATGGAAGAAATGAAATCATACATGAAGCACGACCTGATGCTTGTAGCAGGAGGTGGATATACTGCTGCCCATATTCACAATATCAGATTTGAGTTCAAAGAGGTCTAAACAGGGAGGATAATCTTAACTATGAAAACAAATAAAGTAATATACAGAACAGAGCATAATCCATATACAGGAAAATGGGAGTGTATAGCACTATTCCCTGAATTTCCTGCCAATTTTGGCAGGATAGTTTGCTATCACCCGAATGAAGGTTGGGGAGAGTGTAACATTGAATATGTTTGGAAAACTCAAAAAGCACAGGAAGAAGACTATGCAGAACTGCATAAGTATCTGCTGAATGAGTTTGAACATCCTACGGATGGAGAAGAACCAGAAACTTTGACTATCAGACAGAGAATAACAAAGTCCATGACTGACAAAGCATGGTCATTAAGAAAAGCAAACTAGGAGGATTATTATGAGAGTTGCACATATAGAGTACGATGTTAATGTATATGAGTATGACGAATTGTCAGAAGAAGCAAAGAAGAAAGTCAAAGATTGGTATTTGAAAGGTCAAGAGCCTTGTTGGTTTTCTGACAGCTGCAATGATAGACTAAAGGAACTTTTTCCTAACTCGGAACTTGAAGTGGAATATTCTTTGAGCTATTGTCAGGGTGATGGACTGAATATTTATGGCTCTGTTAATCTTAATGACCTGTGGAATAAGATAGATAAGAGCAAGTATACAGACAAGGAAAAGAAGTTCATGGAGTATGTACTCAAAGAGTACGCTAGAGACTATACCATGAAGCATAATTATAGGTATTGTTATTGCAATAGTTCCTCATGGAATTTTACAGAGGATATCATTGACGATATGGAATATACTCAGCAAACAGGAATAGATTTTCTTAGAAAGTTCTATGACGTTCTCGAAAAGTTCAACGAAGACTGCAAGGAATACATGGAAAAACTCTGCTCAGACTTTGAAAGTGATGGGTATGCATACTTCTATGAGGTAGATGATGAAGTTTTAGCAGAGTTCTGTGCGGCAAACGATTATGAGTTTGAAAAAGATGGAACTGTATTCTATTCATAAAAGACAATAGACCTACATACTATGGGCATAGGACAAACTGTGCCTATAAATGTGCGCCTATGAAATAACACTCCTAAATGTCGAAACGGGGCGGATTAATTCGCCCTGTCCATGCAAGATGACAACTTGTATGCTGACGATGACAAGTCATGGAGTGAAGTCAAACAATTATATTTAATAATTTAAAGGAGAGATTTTATTATGAGTTTGGAAAAGGCGAACATTACATGGACAGCAAAGCAGCTTGGCGCGATGGTTAAGAGTGGAAAGATTAACTTTGACCACATAGTTCAGAGGTCGTATGTATGGGAGAGGTCGAGAAAGTCTGGACTGATAGAGTCTATGATAATCGGTTATCCTGTGCCGCCTATCTTTGCAAAGAGGATAGATGACGGAACAGGCAAGCGTGGAGGAAATATTTACTATATCATGGATGGCAAGCAGAGACTTTCTACAGTCAAGGAATATCTGAATGATGAATTTGCTCTGACAACTCTTAACCCTATCACATACAAGGACATAGAGACAGAGGAAGAAAAGACTGTTGATATATCTGAAAAGAAGTATTCGGAACTTCCCGAAGCTGTGCAGGACATACTGAAAGACACTACATTTAGTGTAACATACTTTGATAATCTTACTGACGAGGAAGAAAGAGAGCTGTTCAAGAGACTGAACGCAGGAAAACCGCTGTCTGCTAAGTCTAAGATGCTTGCTTCATGCAGAGATATAAAGGGTCTTATGGATATAGGTAAGCATGAAGTATTTACAGAAATGCTTTCGGAAAAAGCACAGAACAACAAGAACCAGGTATCAATAGTCGCAAAGACTTATATGATGGCTTTCAAAAATGTGGAGATGGGAGAAGTTGCCTTTGACAATAAAACATTCTCTGCACAGATGGAAGAAATGTCAATCAGTGAAGCGGAAAAGTCTATACTGATACAGATATACAACAAGATACATGAAGTCCATGAGGAACTTATTGACAGAAAGGAAAAAAAGGTGGCAAAGAAGCTCTATACAGAGACACATCTTGTATCACTTGTTCCTTTCTTTAAACAGGCTGTTGAACAGGACATTGATGACAATACAATGGCAGACTGGATTATGGAGTTCTTTGATACAGAGTCGGGAACTTCAAACAGTGAAGAATATAATGAGTGTTCTGGTTCTGGTGTCGCTCGTAAGGATAATGTCATGGGCAGACATGAGGCTCTGGAAGAATCTTTCAGTGAGTTCTTTGCAGAAGATGATGAAATAGAAAATGACGATGAAGAATAATTGATAATGTGGACTGCTGCTTAATGTGGCAGTCCTATTTGTTTAAAGGAGGATTGTCACATGAAAAAGCATACAGTAATAAAGCAGGAGATAAATGACAATAGAAAGAAGATACAGGAATTACAGGAACTTATCAAGGGAAAAGAACAGAATGAAAAGATGCTGATAAAGGCATATGAGGATAAACACAACTGTTCACCTATACAGGCAAGGAAAGAAATGAAGAAGTTGGACAGCACTTTAGAAGAAATTCAGAATGAAATTATCCAGCTTCATGTTGAGATAGAAAATCTTAATCAGATAAGTACAGTGCTGCTGTCGAACTATCGGTATGCAGTATATAAGGCTGTTATGCCTGTGATATGCGAAGTAATGAATAAGTATCTCGGAAAAAGAGTTGGTGAAAAAACTACTGATAAAATCAAAAATGAAGTTTATGAAAAGACAGGATTTAGATTTTATTGGAGTTCTGCATACTCCACATACAAAATAAACATCGGTTTAGGTGCAGGATTTTCGTACCATGATGACATTACACTTTATATTACATGGAATGATGTTGAGTATAATCATTATGGCTTTTTCGAGGAAGAACTGACAGAAGATAAAGTCGAGTTTTATGATAATTATATCGAAGATGTGGAAAGCTATGTAAATGAAATGAAAGAGGAACGTAGCAAACTTAAACAGGCTATGGAAAATCTGAATGAAATGATAGACAAGTATAATGAGAAGTGCGTTGGAAATATGCATCATTACAGTAGGTATTATGATAGATAATAGGAGGATAATATCATGAGAAGAATATCACAAGAAGAATTAAATAAGATAATTGAGAATCATAAACATTGGTTGATGGCAGATTGTCCAAATTGGATGGACATGAGAGCTGACCTAAGTAATACTATTTTAGTTAGAGTTAATTTAAGTGGCATTAACCTGATTGGTACTAATTTAAGGTATGCTAATTTAAGTGGTGCTAACCTGATTGGTACTAATTTAAGTGGTGCTAATATGGAATATGCTAATTTAAGTGGTGCTAATTTAAATGGTGCTAACCTGATTGGTACTAATTTAAGTGGTGCTAATATGGAATGTGCTAATTTAAGTGGTGCTAAAGGTATAATTTCT